TCAGGTTGTTGCAGGGTCGTCACATTTTGGCAGCCAGTCGCCGTAGCTTTCCTCTTTCAGCGTCAGGTTGGTCTGTATCCCCTGTTTGGTATGGCGCTTCTCGTAATTCAGTCCGTATTCCTTCAGCATCACCGGCAGCCCCAGCCCGAACATTTTCAGACTGAGTACATTCCGGTAGCCGTTTGCCTCCATGTAGGCCAGATAGGCGTGATAGAGGTATTTACGGTAGTTACGCGGGATGATACTGGCGTTCCCCATATACATGCCGCTGGTCTGCGGCAGGGTTTCCAGATAGCCGATAAAATCAAACGTCGGGTCGGCATCCCGTTTGATGTTCAGTGCCTCGTCTGAGTTCTGCTGGGACTGAAGCAGTGACCGGGCGAGCATCGGGTCGCTGAACTTCTGCATCAGGTGACGCACGATGACCGCCAGCTCGCGGGTGATTTTGTCCTTAAGCTGCGGGTCGCGCTCCTGCGGGGCTATCTGTTCCGGGAAGTGAATAATCACCCGCCGGCGTGACACGCCGCCGCTGCGGTCGGTGAAGCGCATCGGGTTATTGTTCACGGCCAGAATCACCGCCGGGATATGCGTGGAGTACGCATCCCGGTATTTCGGGTCAACGGACACCGCATCGCCGCCGGTGATGGCCTTGAGTCCGGCACCGTCGCCGCTCCATTTTTCCTGGTCCGGCAGGCGTATCAGTGAGAAGCCAGTTAACGCGGCACGTTCACGCGGGGATTCCAGCGTCTCAATGGTGGCCGACGTGGCGTTATCCTCCCCGGCCAGCAGGGTGGCTATTTCGGCCATGATACTTTTGCCGCTGCCGCCGGGACCGGTCACCTCCAGAAAGAGCTGCCAGTCATAGCGGTTTGCCAGCACCATAAACAGTGCGGCCAGAATCACGTCGCGTTTTTCCGCACGGCCACCGGCGGCACGGTCAAGCCAGCGCCAGAACGCGGGAGCGTGGGTTTCCAGCGTTTCACCGTCCACCGGCGGGGTGAAATCCACATCGCACAGGGTGCGCATCCAGTGTGACGGACTGTGCGGGTGGAACGTGCCGTTCTGCGTGTCGAGCACGCCGTTACGAAAGCCAATCAGGCAGCGGGAGGGGGCTTCCTGCTGCGGAATAATCAGCTTCAGGGTGTCCACCACGGAGGCCACCTTCCCGGAGGAGAACGGCGCACGCAGTCGCTGAAACAGCCCGGCCACATCCCGGGCAAAGTCCTGTGGCGGCAGCACCTTCCAGACACCATTTTCATAGCGGGACAGAAGCTGGCCGTTGGCATCGACCGCGAGCGCCTCGCCGTAATGCTCATAGATACGCATGGCCTTTTCGCTGGTACTCATGGCGGAAAACTCCGCTTCGCTCATGGTGTCGAACGGGCTTTCAGTCGGTGGCCGAATGGCATCGTAAATGGCCTTACGGGTGGCTTCCCCGCCGTACTGCGTGAAGGCATCATTCCAGTCACCGAAGACCGGCGGCAGGGCAACAACACCTTCACACGCATCTGCGGCTGCGGCGGCTTTTTTCTGGCCGTCACCGCTGAGGTCACGGTCTGCGGCAAGGACAATCTGACAGGCCGGATGCTTCTGCCGGGCAAGTCTGGCCAGAGAAAGGAGGTTCACGGAAGAAAGCGCCACCATCACCGTTTCACCGGTCAGGTGATGCACGGTAAGTGCGGTCGCGTATCCCTCCGCTATCCACAGACGTTTTCCGGCCTGGTTCTGTCCTTCAAGGGTGTGACAGGTGCCCCTGACCTGTCCGCCTTTCAGGGTGCGCTTACGGCCGTCAGCACTGATTAACTGAAGGTTAACCAGTTCGCCGCTGTCGTCATACAGTGGCACCACAAGGTCACCGGCGCGCCAGCTCACGCCACCGGCTCTGTGTGTGCCGGTCAGCATCCGGCATTCCCGGCCGGGAAAGCCCTTGCGGGTCAGGTAGGCGTTACCGGTTCCGGGACGGGTTTTCGCCATCAGGGTTTGTGCCAGTGCGGCGGCGTTCTTCCGGGCAGCGTCTGTTTCAGCACCGGCGGCGGCCGTCACTGCCGGGTCAGCCGGGTCAGCCGGGGGCAGGCTGCCGGTCACGGCAGCCACCTTTGTGGCCGCGTCGGATGGGGAGACACCAAACACCTTTTCAACCAGTTTCAGACCGTCACCGGCACCACACTGATTGCAGTACCAGGTGCCGCGCCCCTCCCTGTCATCAAAACGGAAGCGGTCACTCCCGCCACAGACCGGACAGGGCTGATGACGGTTTTTCAGCACCTGAATCCCCAGCGCCGGGAGAATACGCGGCCAGTGGCCGAGCGCATGGCTGACGGTGGCGGTTACGTTCATTTTCATGGTGTTGTTCTCCTTCAGTGCAGTACCGGCGCTTTTATGTGACGGGCACAGAGTTCATCCATCACAACCAGCCCGAGAAAGGACAGCGACGGCGCGGCCTTCAGGGGGCCGGATTCCATTAAATCTTCCAGCAGGGCACAGGCTATCTGACGCCCTTTTTCCTCACCGTGCTGGCGCAGATAAAAGCCCTCCAGCTCAGCGGCGATGGCCGCCTCCAGTGATTCAAGGGTGAGATGCGGGTAGCGGTGCTGACGTTCGCACACGGTCAGCCAGGCACAGGCGACAGCGCGACGGTAAAGGGCAGCGCGTAAGACGGGCGGTAAGGGTGTTTTCATTTGTTTTCCTCCCTGTGACAGATGACTGCATTCCGTGCCGGTTGCATTAACTGATAAGGCATATCTGCGTCTCCTGAAGACGTGCGTATCCCTGCGCGAATACGCACATTTAATTTTTCGGGTGTAGTTTTTTAATTACAGATAATTGCGGTAACTGTTATCCGGGGTGATTTCCGGGTCAGGCTCCGTGCGGGGAATTTCCCGCCATTCCCGCGCCACCGGTGCCGCCCGGCTGGCCGGAACAGTGTCCTGCGGGTAAATATCCAGATATTTCTCCCGCCATTTCTGTAATTCCGGGTCTCCGGCCATTTCTTTCAGTACCGCATGCCGGTTTACGGGGCTGCGTTTAAACAGGTCAGGACGGTCACAGGTAAATTCCCGCAGAAAACGCCCCAGCGGGATGTCTGTGGTGCGCCCGTCGGCGAGGATACGCACAAGGATACTGAATTTACGGCGGTACGGGTTCCAGACAATTTCCGGGCAGCGGTACGGCATTTCCCACGGAATACCGTCTTCCAGAATGCCGACCACGGCCACATCGGGAAAACCGGCAGAACGGTAAATCTCACCGGGCTGGGGAAAATCAAACATGCGTCCTGTCTCCCCGGTCTTTCTGCTGGGCGAGAAAATCGCGGCACAGGCCTTTGGCTTTCAGCTCATTCAGCACAAAATCAATATCTTCATTCAGGTAGCTGAAAATATGCGGAATGTAGAGCTGATGCAGGCCGGAGAGTTCACGGTGAATCAAATCACCCCCAACAAACTGGGATACGGCGCTGGCGCGGTTGAGCTTATGGTAAGCCTCAATGCTGAGGTGTTCACGGGCGTCATGACGCGCTGAGACGGTCTGAGGGGCTTTTTTATTACGCACGGGACACCTCCACCACCGGCAGACGGGCAGCAAGGGAGAGCACATAGTCACGGACAAGGGAACGGCGGGCGCTGCGTTCATCACCGGCGACGGTGCGAAGCATGCAGATACGGGGATGACGGTCTGCGCGACGGACAGCCGCAAACACAAAGACAAATTCAGGGTGTGAGGGGGTAAGGGTTGTAGCCATGATGGCAGCCTCCTGTGAATAGCAAATAACGCTATCGCCGGAGTTTCCACGCTCGATGGCGATAGCCCAGACGGGGGTGGAAATACCGGCTTCACAGGATACCGGCCAGCCCGGAGGCTGCCCCGCCTGAGCTACCATTGACTCTGCGGCATAATGAGCGGACGCGGGCAGGATGCACGGAATGCCATCTGCACGACTGACCACACACCACACCATAATCTGGCGCTCTGTGGCGTTGATTGCGACACAAAAAAAGACGCATGGCGCGTCATATGTCGCCTGTGAATTGCTCGGGTTTCCACGCCCGGCTGCCGATTTTGCGGCAGCGGAAAAACTATATCCGCAAATGCCGGAAAAAGGCAAGCCAGAAAAAGGGAGTTTTTGCAGAGCGGGCATCATCATGCGTCGTACCCCCGTTTGCGTCCGGCGATGCGCCCGGCCATCCATGCGGTGACTTCAGAGTGCAGCCAGGCCACATTTTTACCGCCAAGACTCACCTGCGGCGGAAATTCCCCCTTACGGATGAGTTCATAGATGGTCGAGCGTGACAGGCCGCACAGGTGCATCACTTCCGGCAGGCGTAAAAAACGCTCCTGCGTGATGTCCGGCAGCGGCATCAGTGGTGTCACAGGGGCGGGAGACGGGGAAGAAAAAACAGCTTGCATCGGGCTACCTCGTTAATGTCCATACAGCACCGGATAAGTCCGTCCGGCTTCGGGTAGCGCTTTATTTTGTGAATATTTTCAGCAGACGCAACAGGGGGGATTTGTTCCGGCAGCCTTACAATGGTTGTGTGTTTTTTGTTCATTTCCACTTAAAGTCATTTAAAGCCACTTAAAGCAATTTGTAATTTTTATAGTGAAATACAAATCGTTTCTTCTTATTCATTCCCGGCGAATTAATAAAAACAAACAGTAGTAAACAGCACAAAAAGTCCATGAGCGGGTGAACAGTGGTGAACAGACGGTGAACAGTCATTACTGCGATTGTTCATCCTTTAACTTACTGTATTACTTATCTTTTTTATTAAGGTGAACAGAGGTGAACAGTAAAATATAAAAAAACAAACAGTAAGCCGGTTTTTCCTGCGACCTTTTCCTGGCTTGCCGGTGTGAGGATGAGTCTCCTGTGTCAGGGCTGGCACATCTGCAATGCGTCGTGTTGCTGTCCGGTGTACGTCACAATTTTCTTAACCTGAAGTGACGAGGAGCCGGAAAATGTCTGACCACACTATCCCTGAATATCTGCAACCCGCACTGGCACAACTGGAAAAGGCCAGAGCCGCCCATCTTGAGAACGCCCGCCTGATGGATGAGACCGTCACGGCCATTGAACGGGCAGAGCAGGAAAAAAATGCGCTGGCGCAGGCCGACGGAAACGACGCTGACGACTGGCGCACGGCCTTTCGTGCAGCCGGTGGTGTCCTGAGCGACGAGCTGAAACAGCGCCACATTGAGCGCGTGGCACGCCGGGAGCTGGTACAGGAATATGACAATCTGGCCGTGGTGCTGAATTTTGAACGCGAACGCCTGAAAGGGGCGTGTGACAGCACGGCCACCGCCTACCGGAAGGCACATCATCACCTGCTGAGTCTGTATGCAGAGCATGAGCTGGAACACGCCCTGAATGAAACCTGTGAGGCGCTTGTCCGGGCAATGCATCTGAGCATCCTGGTACAGGAAAATCCGCTCGCCAACACCACCGGCCATCAGGGCTACGTCGCACCGGAAAAGGCTGTCATGCAGCAGGTGAAATCATCGCTGGAACAGAAAATAAAACAGATGCAAATCAGCCTCACCGGCGAGCCGGTTCTCCGGCTGACCGGACTGTCAGCGGCAACACTCCCGCACATGGATTATGAGGTGGCAGGCACACCGGCACAGCGCAAGGTGTGGCAGGACAAAATAGACCAGCAGGGAGCAGAGCTTAAGGCCAGAGGACTGCTGTCATGATTTACTGCCCGTCGTGTGGACATGTTGCTCATACCCGTCGCGCACATTTCATGGACGATGGCACCAAGATAATGATTGCACAGTGCCGGAATATTTATTGCTCTGCGACATTTGAAGCGAGTGAAAGCTTTTTCTCTGACTGTAAAGATTCAGGAATGGAATACATTTCAGGCAAACAGAGATACCGCGATTCACTGACTTCTGCCTCCGGCAGTATGAAACGCCCGAAAAGAATGCTTGTTACCGGATATTGTTGTCGGAGATGTAAAGGCCTTGCACTGTCAAGAACATCGCGGCGTCTGTCTCAGGAAGTCACTGAACGTTTTTATGTGTGCACGGATCCGGGCTGTGGTCTGGTGTTTAAAACGCTTCAGACCATCAACCGCTTCATTGTCCGCCCGGTCACGCCGGACGAACTGGCAGAAAGCCTGCATGAAAAACAGGAACTGCCGCCAGTACGGTTAAAAACACAATCATATTCGCTGCGTCTGGAATGAGGGCTGCCGGTTAACCCCGGCCGTCGCCGCACACCGTATTTTTATTCTTCAGCATGATGAGAAAGAGATAACGATGGAAAGCACAGCCTTACAGCAGGCCTTTGACACCTGTCAGAATAACAAAGCAGCATGGCTGCAACGCAAAAATGAGCTGGCTGCGGCCGAACAGGAATATCTGCGGCTTCTGTCAGGAGAAGGCAGAAACGTCAGTCGCCTGGACGAATTACGCAATATTATCGAAGTCAGAAAATGGCAGGTGAATCAGGCCGCCGGTCGTTATATTCGTTCGCATGAAGCCGTTCAGCATATCAGCATCCGCGACCGGCTGAATGATTTTATGCAGCAGCACGGCACAGCACTGGCGGCGGCACTGGCACCGGAGCTGATGGGCTACAGTGAGCTGACGGCCATTGCCCGAAACTGTGCCATACAGCGTGCCACAGATGCCCTGCGTGAAGCCCTTTTGTCCTGGCTTGCGAAGGGGGAAAAAATTAATTATTCCGCACAGGATAGCGACATTTTAACGGCCATCGGATTCAGGCCTGACGCGGCTTCGGTGGATGACAGCCGTGAAAAATTCACCCCTGCGCAGAACATGATTTTTTCGCGCAAAAGTGCGCAACTGGCATCACATCAGTCTGTGTAAAACTCCCCGAAAATCCGCCCGTTTTTACTGAAAAAAGCCATGCATCGATAAGGTGCATGGCTTTGCATGCGTTTTCCTGACTCATTTTCTGCAGATCAGGCCACGCCCGGCACGGCCTGAGCGTGACTGTGCAACTGCATTAAAACCGCCCTGCAAAGCGGGCGGGCGAGGCGGGGAAAGCACTGCGCGCTACTCTTTTTTAAGTGTTTGCAGTAAAGTTAGAATATCTTTATATTTTTTTTCATTAAAATGAAAGCCATAGGGTTCAAAAGATTTTAGATAATTTAAATACCCTCTTAGTTTGTTAATCGTTAATTGACTGTTATCCTGTTCTTTAAGAGCATGATCAAATGCTGAGCGAATTTTCTTTCTGTAAGTTCTAGTTGGCCTTACCGCCTCATTAACGAGAATCCCAGTGACAACTTGACGGCTATTATATGAAGATATTCGCTTTTTTTCTTTATTTAATTTAAATCCATGTGATAGTAATTTATCCTCAGCAATACTTATAAGTATCTCTAAGTTTTCTTTTTTATCACTACTGATGGATATATCATCAGAGTAACGAGTATATATACTATCAAGAGTTAAGGCTTGGAAACTCATTTCTTCGTCAAATTCGAAAAGTACTGCATTTGATATTATAGGGCTTGTAGGTGCACCTTGTGGAAGTACATCATTATATGTAACTATACCAGAGATAGTGTTGATAACATGCTCCGGTATGTTATTTTTATAAAAACAATCCTTGACCATCTTTTTATTAATCGAACCAAAGTAATCCGAAATATCTATATTTGCGACAAACTTTTTTCTTACATGATTAATTGCATTATCTTTTATACTTACACCACTTCTGTATGAATAACAGGAAGAGTGTATTTTTAAACGGTTTAACAGATGATCTTTTAACCAATACTGTAAGGTTTTAATGAATTTCCGGGGAGCAAGGATGGGTCTAAAACCACCGGATTTTTTTTGTAAATTAAATGTGCGATAGTATCTTTGGGGAGATTTTATCATTGCAGTTATCAACCCTGGAGATATGCCAATACAAGAGGCAATAGCAGTTACTCCATCACTATTAAAAAAAACTTCGTCGAGTTTATTAAATGAATAGTAATTTAAAGAAAAACCTAATCGGCCAATAGAGTGGTGTGGCGAGCTTTTCGTTGTGGGTGGTGTGCTGGCCTCATTACTGGACATCGAACCAATATTTAATTGCTCGTAGATCCGCACCCAAGCCTGTCTTGGGTGCGGAACCTCTTTTGAATTGTGCCTTAACTGTAAAGACGGCGAACCACCGCCCATATTCTCTGTATCAGTTGAGGCCAGCACTCTTAATTTACTAGCAGAGTGGCAGTTGTCAAGCATAAATAGTCTAATTTTATCACGAAGCTTTTTCAGCGATGGAGTTAGTCGTTCATTTCCTTTAGGCGTTAACGAATAAAGGTTGTTACGCTTCGATACTTGATGTATATATCCATGTTGATCAAGTAATTCAAAATAATGAATCATTTTCTCAACTTCAGGTAATAAACCATTATCATTTAAAGTAGATGCAAGGTAATTTAAAACCTCATTTGGAGATGCGAGCTGAATAACGGATAGCCCCCAAACAATTAATTTATAATTAGTAGATTCTTCCATATTAATATCCTAATAAACCACCTTTTCGCTGAATTATTTTTTTGTTTTCTATCCTAGAAATTACAGATTTTAACCCATCATCATCTAGTGAGTTTAAAGAATATAACTTGCAGTTATTATCATCACAGTATTGAAAAGTTCCATTAGATAAAAAATATCGCTATTTTTTAAGGTGTCGCTAGATATTATTATTATATCTGTACTATCGATTTTTGTAGATACTTTAAAGTAACTTATTAATGTTAGTTGTGATAATGTGACTTCATCTAATGCAAAAATTATCACAGTATCACATTTGACGGTTTTTATAAATTCCAACTCCGCAAGATGTGGATATGTTATTTGAGTTTTAGGTAGGACTGTTTTTCCTCCGCCCTCATAAACTTTAGCACCCATCCTATCTAATTTTTGTTTTATTTCTTCTATGACTTTTAAAGTTGCTTCATCATCAATTTCTTTGTTAGGATAACAAAGTAATATGTTATACTCTGCAGATACAAATTCTTCTTTTAAAGAGCTTCTTATCTCATCAATTAGAGAGTTTTTTATTGCATTTGTATCAATGTGAGGACTATTGGCATTAACAATGACTTGCGTGATAATTGTCGTATTGTTCTTACCCACGACAGTAGACTTTATGTTTTGATCAACATTTTGAGATTTATTATTTTCCATCATCTTGTTTAATATTTGTTGTGTTACCCCATCCAAAATTAAAAACCTTAGCGATCTTTTGGGTGCCGGTTTTTATTTTTTTTCTAAATATTAATGCTGTGATGGCTAATACTATAAGTGATATGGCATAAACGCCAATACCAGAGAAAACCCATTCTGCATTACTATGTAGCCACGTCATGTTTAGCTCTCAGTTCATTAATTTATCAGAATACCACTGTAGCATTATTCGCCTATTTTTCAAGTATATAGCATGATTATATGTGCCTCGAATAGTATTTTTATCTACATGGGCTAGCTGTATCTCAATCCATGCACTATCAAACCCTTGCTCGTGCAGAATTGTCGACATTGTATGCCTAAAACCGTGACCTGTAGCACGTCCTTTATAACCAAGTAACTCAATCACTTGCGATACGCTTTCTTTCGAGATCGGTTTGCTGCGGTTGTTCCTACCGGCAAAAATGTAAGGATAATTTCCGGTAATAGGTTTGAGCTGTTTAAAAAGGTCAACTACCTGAGTCGATAAAGGAACAATGTGCGGCCTACGCATTTTCATACGTTCTGCTGGTATCTCCCATATACCTTTTTCGAGGTCTACTTCTTTCCACGTAGCAAAGCGCATCTCCTGCGTTCTTACACCAGTTAGCATAACTATCTTCGTAGCATTTTTGGTGATGATGCTACCGGTATACGCTTCGAGATCCCGAATAAAATGAGGTAATTCTTCGGCAGATAGAAATGGATGATGTTTTGGCTTAGGAACGGCCAGAGCGATGGCTAAATCAGGAGCAGGATTGTATTCCGCGCGACCAGTTATGATTGCGTAACGATAAACCTCACCGCATCTCTGACGTACCTTACGTGTTTTCTCTAGTGCTCCACGTTTCTCTATTCGTCGCAATACTTCAAGTAGTTCTAATGGTTTGATTTCACTGATATGGCGTTTACCAATGAACGGGAACACATCTTGCTCAAAAGTCTTAATGATTTCTTCTCGATAGGCCACAGTCCAGCGGTCAGCTTTGTTGGTATGCCATTCTCGACATATTGCTTCGAAAGAATTTTCTGTTGATAACTTTTGGGCGAGTCTTAAAGCTTTGCGTTCCTCTACCGGGTCAATGCCATTAGCAACCTGCTTACGGGCGATATCACGCTTTTCACGTGCTTCTGCGAGGCTTACTAAATCGTAGCTGCCAAATGACATTAACCGCGCTTTCCCTGCAAACCGGAAACGGAAACGCCAGCCTTTCGAGCCATCGGGATTGATAAGCAA